TCGCCGTTCAGTAATATGGCGATGTCGCCCACTGACGGGCGTTTCTTGATGACGTTGTTCATATTAATTCAGTATTTTGTAGTCAGTACTTGCAGAGGCGCCGGTTGCCACGTATACCTTGCCGTTGGTTGTGTCTATCCACACCTGACCGATGAAGTCGGGAGCGGTGGTGGGAGCAGCAGTGGCGATGACGATGAGCTGGTAGCCGCAGACCTTCGGCAGCTCATCCATGTCGATACTCTTGCAGTGAGCATCGCCCAGGTTGTCTACGTCGATGGCTGCGGTGTTGGCTTCGTTCTGGTGTGCCAGTGATATGAGGGACGCCACGGTGTCGGGCATACCCTGGTAGTAACTGGTACGGATGACGAACTCACCCACAGCGTCGGTGATAGCTTCGATACCGAAGTCATCGGGGTGGTAGGCGTTGGACTGGCTCACGGTGCCGGTAGCTTCGCTGGCGAGCTCATACTTCACCTTCACGCTGCTGGTGGCGTTGCTGTCCGTGTAGCTTACGGTTGTACCCTCTACGGTGAGGACAGCTACACCGGCATAGTCCTCGGCCAGACCTCCGGCTTTCATAGCGCCGTTGGTGTCCGGGATGGTGGCGGTATGAGTATAGGTGCCGTCACCGTTGTCGACATCCGTCCATGTGGGCGCGATCACTGACACGCGGCGAGTCCATACGGCTGCACTGCTTCCGAACAGCACCTCGTCACTGACACCACCTACGGCGAGCATACGGTCACTGGCTCCGCTGTGTGATGCGGCGATGGCGGCGATAACGTTCGAGATGTTGATGGTAGACGGTGCGCGGTATGCCTCATAGGTCTGGTAACCCGTAGACCAGGCGATACGGGCGCAAGCGTTGGCAGCTGACACGCCCAGGTCACTGACGATAAAGTAGCCTATCTTGGCTGACGGGTAGAAGTACTCGCTGTGTCCGGCAAACTGATACGGGGTCACAGCATCACCGGCGGCAGCAGATGCGGGATATGTCTCGCTGAAGCGTACCGTGGGGTGTAGGTTGTTTCCGTCCTTGTCGACGAATATGATGCCGTTGGCTTCGTCTGCTGTGCCATAGTCGCCGCGCTTCATCACGGGGACCATGAACACGTAAGCACCGCCTACGGTTGCGTCTGGGTTGAGAAGGTTGGCTCCGCTGGCTGACAGCAGAGATGCTTTGAATGATGAGCGGGTGATGAGGCGCAGAATATACGCGCCCTTTGAAGTGTCGATAGAGAGGTCGCCGCCGGTGGTACGGCAGCGTGTGCTCCACTCGTCAATAACCTCCATTTGTGAGCGAGCGGCCCATGAAGCGAGGTTGTCGGCGAGAGCTACCTTTCCGTCTTTGAGCTGATCGGTGCCGATAGCGCCGTCGGGTACGTTGATGTCATAAAGGACACTGTCGACCTGGATTTGTTTAAGTTCTGGATTTGCCATTTTATTTCGGTTTTTAAATGTTTAACGTATGCCGGTAGTCAGCTGGAGCACGGTGCCGCTGACATTCATGCGGATAAAGTTCACATCGTCGCCTACCTTGTCGGCGGTCACGGATTTGCTGACGAGCTTCTCGGTAGACACTTGTCCGTCGGCGAGCTTATCCATAGTGACAGCACCGTCGGCGAGTTTTGAGGTTGCGACCGCACCCGTGGCTATCTTACCCTCGGTAACAGCATTTGCGGCTACCTTGTCGGCAGTCACGGCCCCGTCTTTTATTTTGCCCGTAGCGACGGAGTTGGTGCCGAGCTTGGCTTCTCCTACCGCGCCGCTTCCTATCTTGGCGGATGTGATGGCTCCGTCGGCTACCTTTGCGGTACCGATAGCACCCGCCCCCACCTTGTCAGCGGTCACGGCCCCGTCCGCGATCTTGCCGGTGATAACCTCACCGTCCTGGATGTTGTCGCGGTCTACGGCGTTCACTCCGAGTTTCTCGTGTGTCACAGCCTCGCTGGCTATCTTGGCCGTCTGCACGGCGTTGTTCTTGATATGATAACTTGCCACGGCGTTGGACGCTATCTTGTCGTCAGTGATGGCCGCAGTGGCAATCTTACCGCCGGATATTGCACCGTCCGCGATCTTGCCGGAGTTGATTGTGCCGGCTGGTATCTTGTCCGCAGTCACGGCACCGGCTGCTATCTGGGCGCTTCCGATCTTCCCGTCCTTGACGTTAAAGTCGTAGGTCTGCCCGTTGACCTCGAATTGTTTGATATCCATATCTTCAGTAATTTACGATTATCTTCTCGTCTGCGACACTCACACCAGCCTGGTCGGCGAATATCAGCGTATCACCCAGGACGTAGGGACGCGGATGCTCCACACCGAACTCATCGAACTTGGTGTCTATCTCGGTCTCGGTGTAGTACTCCTCCGAGAGCTTGTCGGGGGTTACCGCATCGTCTGCTATCTTCGCGGTCTCCACAGCTCCGTTGGCAAGTTTGCCGGTAGTCACGGCTCCACTTGCCAGCTTCTCGGTGGTGATGGCTCCCACACCTACTTTCGCGGTACTTACGGCTCCGTCCGCAATCTTTGCGGCGGTCACGTTATTATCAGCGATTTTGGCGGTGGTTACAGCCCCGTCAGCGAGTTTTGCGGTGGCAATGCTTCCGTCGGCCAAGGCATCGGCGTCAAACGCGCCATCGGCCAGCTGTGTGGGTCCTACGGCACCGGCTGCTATCTTCTCGGATGTGACGGCACCGGCTGCTATCTTTGCAGTCTCTACCGCACCCGACGCAATCTTTGCGGCGGTTATTGCGCTGCCCTCAATCTTCGGGGTGGTGACAGCTCGGTCTGCTATGTTTCCGGCATGAACGGCACCGCTCGCCAGCTTGTTGTTGGTCACGGCATTGTTGGCCAGTTTGCCCTCGGTCACCGCGCTGTCTTTTATCTTGGCGGACGTGATAGCGGCGGAGGCCACTTTGTCGGTAGTGACAGCTCCGTCGTCAATCTTTGCCTCGGTCACCGCTCCGTTCTTTATCTTCGCGGACTCGACAGCGTTGTCGGCTATCTTGCCGGTACTTACCGCACCATCCGCCAGCTTGCCGGTACTTACAGCGCCGCTGGCAATCTTGCCTTCAGCTACTGCTCCGTCTGCGAGCTTCGCGGTCTCTACCGCACCGCCCGCAATCTTGGATGTGATGACTGCACCGTCCGCAAGGTTGTCCGATTTCACTGCGCCGTTGGCGGATGAGAGGACGTTCAGCGTCTCCTTCTCCCATAATGCGTTAAACACCAGGAGAGCGACCTCGCCCGTCTCCAGAGTCAGCCCTCCGAAGTGGGTATAGGTGCCCGCGTCGGCGGCGATGTATATCACTTTGGCGTCGGGTGTCCCCGGATCGGTGGCGGGAGTTGCCACGCCTCCTATCTGGTAGAACGCGCCCAGCACGTCGGTCATCACCTTCAGGACATCTTGCATGATGTCACCCGTGATGGCCTGGGTGCCGTTCTCGAAGATTTTCTCCTCGATGTACTCTTTGAGTGTGTTGTATTGTGCCATATTATACAAATGTTTGTTCGCAGTTATAGTCGTTATCCACGGTCAGCGTCACGGTGCAGTACACGCCCGCGCACTCGTCCGAGAAGCGCTCGGTGAACGGCTGGAAGGTTGCCAGGCCCACGCCGACACCCTTCGAAATCAGAGTCCGCAGTATGTTCGTCAGCACCTGGATACCCACGCTCTGCACCTCCGCGGTGTTGCTCTTGTCGGCCGTCGTGCGGTCCACGTAGAACAGCGTGAAAGAGTAGGCGGTGGTGTCATCCATGATGTCGGAGGTATGCTGCCCTTGCGTCCAGGCAAACACGCCGTACAGCGCATCAGCCCGCTCGTTGAGGCGGTAGATGTCGCCGCCTATCACCTCACCCACCTGGGGCTGGCTCTTGGCGGTCTTCTCTATCTTGTGTATAAGGTCCAGCAGTGTCATCTCTTCCCTCTTGGGCCGCCCAGCCAGATGCCGCATGAGGCGGCGCTGAATAAGGTGGCGTGTATCTCGTTGCACTTCTTCTCGGTCAGCTCCGGGAACTCGCTCTTATTCTTCAGGAGGAAGTTCTGGAGCATCAGGCAGTAGTAGTCGGCACGGCTGACGTAGTAGTCACGCTGGGCGACGATCTCGGCGTAGGTGGCGTTCTGCACGTTGTCGTCGGATGTCTTGACGGTGCCCATGTTGGTCACCTTGTACGACACCTTCGGGATGAGCTCGGCCACGGTCTTGTATGCCAGGTAGTACTGACACTGACGCAGCAGCTCGCGGTACTGCGGGTTGCCGCCCGTCTCGGTCTCGTAGTCCTCGTTGTAGTCGGCGGGTGAGAACGCGCCACGGAAGGCGTTGTTCTCGATACACCAGTTCAGCTTGTTCATCAGCGGTGTGCCGATTATCTCGCGGAGGTATATCTCCTGGGCTTCGCGCATGGCGGGCACCAGGTATTTGCTCTCTATGTTGTCGGAGATGGCGGTGAGGCCCTTGACGTTCTCCTCGCTGGTAAATAGTATCTCCTTCATATTATTGTACGGTTTGAGCGTTATCGGTCAGCGTGAACGGCGTGATGGTCAGTACTCCATCCATACCCAGCACCTTATCCAGGGCGTAGGCGATGGATTGCTGGACCGGGCGTACCACGGTGCGGTTGAAGAGTTTGAACGAGCTCTCGTACTCCTCGGAGTTGAAGCCGTTGGACTCGGTAGCCAGGCCGAAGAGGTTGGGGTTGGCGCGGAACGCCTTATAGATCGTGCGCTCGCAGTGTTTGGCCAGCGTCTCGTACTTGTCACCGTAGTCGCTCACCTCCATCTTCTGGAGAGTGGTCTGGCTGTCCTTCGTGTCGTTCCAGGAGAACATGATACGGCCCGCGTTACTCTTGCCCGCGAACTTCTCGTTGAATTTCTTCTCGATCTCCTTCTTGATTTCGTCAGTCGGGACGCCATTGTTGAAGTTCACGATATAGGAGCCCATGAAGCCGTTGAGGATGTTGTTCAAGTGGAACTCGTCGATGCTTCGCTCCACCTCGCAGTTTTTTACCGCCGCGCACCATATCGGCTGCGGGTAGGTACCGTCCACGTCACCCTTGACGTATAGGATGCTGCTCTCCTCTTTGCTGTCCTTGATGAATTTGGGATACTTGACGGTTTTCACGCTGCCGTTCGTTCCCTTCCATTTCTCGCTATACCAGAACACCTCGTTCTCCTTGTCGGAGCGTAGGAAGCGCATATTGATGGGGTGCAGCTCGCACACCTCACCCGCGAGATTGCGGATGACCTGGATGGCGAAGCCGCCGTACATCATAGCGTTGCGTCCCAGGGCGCGTACCAGCTCGTGGGCTGTCATACCCTTGCGGTTGACATAGCCGCCCGCCTGGAGTTCCCGCGCCAGCCTGGCGTCGTTGCCGGCGATGTAGTCGGTAGCGCCGCAGATGACCGAGTGGAGGGTTGTGCAGTTGTCGAACAGCTCCGCGAGGTATTCGGGGTAGCCGTTCTTGTCTCCCCAGAGGACATACTCCTTGCCGCTCGTCTTGACCTCGGTCGGGGCGACTATGTTCGTCTCGATGAACGGGTCGAGTGAGAGGAACGACATCGGGAGGGTTTTCTTCTCGTTATCCATTATACTGAATTGTGGTTATATTCTCGGAATATTGAACACGCTGGGGTCGCATCTCGGATTGACCCACCTGGGCGAGACCTTCGCTTACAACCGTGAGCCCACGCTTGAGCTGGTAGTCATACTGGCCCTTGTCCGGCTTCTCGCTGAAGGTGACGGACGCGGTGATGACCATGCCGTCCACGGACGGGGTGATCGCCAGCGCCAGCTCGCTCTTCGTCACGCCGTTACGCAGTATGAGAGCCCACGCACCCGTGGCGGGTATCGCCTGGGGTCTGGGTATCGTTACGGTCTGCGCCGTCGTGCTCTGCTGGAGGTGTATCATGTTCTTGTTTTATGACATATAGAAGAAGTGGCAAAAACGGGTCAAAACAAAAAGCCGCCCCGGTATGGGACGGCTCTTCGGCTTCGTCTTGTCCTCGTTTATACGGGGATGGTAGCGCTCACCTCGTAGGGGTACTGGACGCTGTTGTCGGTCAGCTGTATGCCGTAGCGGTTGGCATCGCTGAAAGCCTTGCCAGTGCCGCTGTCGCCACCCGATGCGGTGACGGGAGCATCCTTGCCTAAATACCACTTCTTGCCGTTGTTGTCCACCACAATGATGGCGAGGTCACCCAGTGCGAGGGCGTTCATCTCCAGACGCTTGGTGGTGTCCATCTTGGCGAACAGAAGGGCGAGCACGCTCTGGATATAGGCTACGCCGTTCTCGCTGTTCACCTGGGGAGTGATGGTGAGTTCTGCGGTCTGGGGACGGAACGAGTACTTCTTGAACTTGGCGGAGCTTACCATAGCGATGGCTGTGATGACATCGCTGGTGATGGTGAGGGCATCCACGTCGTCAAAGTTGGCGATATAGACCTCCTTGATGCCGCCCATGCTGTTGGAGCAGTCGCGGGTCAGTCCCGATAGTGTTTGTGTGCAAGCCATATTCTTGTCTTTTTGATGTTCTACGATAAAAGGAAAGGGCGGGCGGTTGAGGCCCACCCTATTCCGTTGTCACTCTCTTGCCGTCGATCAGTTGCTGGCGGTGTTGTCAGCGATCTCGCTCAATGAAACGATAGACTGCTTCGGGCTTACGGGGTCAGCTGCCATTGTACCCAGGACGCAGAGGTCGGGGAAGGCAATCTGGACGCCGGCGTTGAAGTCAACCTTCAGGCGGTGCTCGTCGTTGTCATCGCTGTACCATGCCTTGATTTCCTCGGCATCGTCCAGCATATCGCAACCGAATACGAGGTTTTTGTCGTATGTGGCGACAATCTTGCGGTAGTTGGTGCCTACGCTGTCGGCCAGACCCATAACCATCTTCACGGGGCAGTTGGTGCCGGGGAGTATTACCTCCTTCACGCCGTCGCCGGCGGTGTAGTGGTACATATTCATGTCGGTCAGCTCCTTGCAGAAGGCGCGGAATATCTTCGGAGATACGTTGATAGCGAGGCCCTCGGTCTCCAGTATCTCTTCGGGGATAGCCATATAGACGGCGTAGATAGCCTCGTAGGCGCTCTTGCCGCTGGCGATGTTCACCTTGATGGTGCCGCTGGCTGCGTTGATGATCTTCAGCAGACCGTCGAAGAGGTCGGAGCCGCTCTTGTCAGCTTGCCATACCAGCTTCTCCATCTGCTTCTTGATACCCTTGCGTACCTCGTCCATGATGTACTGCTCGAAGGGGAACTCGTTGTTGTTGGCGCCGAAGCGTACAACGTACTCGGTCCACTTGCCGAGGAGGTCCTTCTCGCAGAAGGCCATATTTACCTTGATAGCGCCGGTCTCGATGACGCGCTTTGTGAAGGTAGCGTCACCGCTTGCGTTCCAACCGCATGAGCTGCCGTCCTGGAGGACGGGGGTGACGTTGAGGAAGTTCAGCTCTGCGTCCTTCTTAACGCCGGGCTGGATAGTCATGCGCTGAATAGAGTCAGCACCGAGAACGATGT